TCAGTCGCGGTGGCCATCCAGGGCATGCGCTGCGGCGCGCAGATGGTCCGGATGATGGTGGGCGTAGATCTTTTCGACCATCGCCACGCTGTTCCCCAGGAAGGCCGCGATCTCCTCGAAGGACCGGCCGGCCTGCGCCATCCAGGTGGCCGCCGTGTGCCGTAGGACGTGCGGCGTCACCCCTGTCAGGTCCGCCTTCCGGGCGGCGCTCTGGAAGGCCTTCTTGAGGCTGCCGATCCGCTCCCCGCGCCATTCCAGGACAAACTCCGGGGCGTGATGCCCCGCCCTCCGGGCCGCCTCCCGCTCCGCCCATGCCTCCTCCAGCAGCGGTCGCAGGGTCCGGGCGATAGGCACCACGGCGCGGCGCTTGTTCCCGACGCCACGGCCCAGGGCGATAAGACCGGCGCCGAGCTGCACCTGGTCCCAGCGCAATTCCGTCAGCGCGCCGTGCCGGGCCGCGGTGTACAGCGCCAGGGCGACGAAGAGCTTGATGTGCGGCTGCTCGCAATGCCGCATCAGACGATCGGCCTCCTCCCGGGTCAGCCATCGGTCGCGCGGCGGTGGCGCGCTGGGCACTTCGATGTGCGGGGCCTCGGGGATCATCTTGTCTTCGACGGCCCAGCGAAGCGCGGCGCGCAGGGTGACCAGCTCCCGGATCAGGGTGCCGTTGCTGAGCAAGGCGGGGGTCTTCCGGTGCTTCGCCGGGGCGCCGCCGCGGCCCATCTTCCGCCGCTCCCGCATGTAGAAGCGGACCCGCTCCTTGTTCAGCAGGTTGACCGGCAGGTCCCCCAGCACGCCGGCCAACTGCCGGCAGGAATAGACGATGGTCTGGCTGGCGACCTTGCCCTCCTTGTCCAGCCGGTAGGCCTCCAGCACCTCCCCCACGGTCGGGAACTCCGGCCGGGGAGGGGCGGCCAGGGTGGCCTTGAAGCTGGCTAGGAAGCGCCGCGCCTCCGCAAGACTGTCAGTGCGGCAAGAGACCCTTTGGGTAGCCCCGTTCTCCCACCACTGGACGTAATAGCGGCCGCCTCGGACAGCGAGGCTGTAGGTCGGGCTCTCTGCTCTCGGGCGGGCCATGAACTCTTCTCGTAGGCTTCGATTTCGGAGGTGCGGAACCGGAGGAGGCTCCCGATCTTGACGGTCGGGATCTCCCCTCGGGCAGCGAGGTTGTAGACGTGCTGGCGAGAGCAGGCCCAACGGGCGGCCAGCGCCGGCACGGTCAGGAACTGCTCAGCCATCGCGGCCCACCACTTCACGCAGGACGCGCTTGATCCTCTCGAACCGCTCGTGGGAGATCGAGATGAAGGTGGATTGCTTCGGCAGGGCCGGGTCGATCCGGATCTGATCGAGATCCCGCAGGAGGACGGCAATCTCGGCTGCCTGTTCCCGGCCGATCACCAGCACCGTCACGTCATTCCAGGCGGCAATGGCTTCGGCTTCGGTGGCGCACTCTGGGCCGTGGTTGCCGCAGTCGCCGCAGGACACGCAGAATGCGTCGATGACGCTGAGTACCTGCGGCGCCCAGTCACCGCAGAAAGGGCAGTCCTGGGGCTTGGTCAGGTCAGCCACAACCACCTCCCATCCGCCGCCGGATCGCTGCGGCGATGGCCTTCGCGCCGTGGTGCTGGGCGCTGTGGATCGTGCCATCCATCTGGCAGCGCGCGGACAGGCTCAGCGCCTCCGGGCTGGCATCGGATCGCATCAAGAGAGGGTCGAGCAGCACGGTGTCCCCGGCCGACCGGATGGCGTCTTCGGCCGCCAAGTCCGCGATGGTGGCCGCGACCTCCAGGCCGCGCAGGAATTCGGGGTGGAGGTCAGCCATTGTGGTGTGCCCAGATGGCGAGCCCGATGGACACGCCGAGGAAAATCCCCCAGCCGAAGTCCCCGGATATCGCGAGTGCGGCGGCAGTGCCGGCGAAAATCACAGCCAGCACGCAACCCGTGACCGCGCCGATCCGGGCGACCTGGATGTTCACGTTCCACTGGCGCGACACGGGGTCAGGATCAGCCATTTTCGCCGTCCTTCTCCTTGATGGCGGACACGCACAGATCCACGCACTCGTCGCAGATGTTGACGCCCGGACCCGCCATCAACCGCCGCGCCTCATGCTGGCTCTTGCCGCAGAAGGAGCAGTAGAGGGTGTTGCCCCTCTTGGGCGCCGCCTGACCCTCAGCATTGCTGAGGGTATGCTTCTCGGGTGCGGCTGCGACTGCCGGCGCCTCCTCCAGCGCCATGGCGATCCGTTCGATGGTCTGGGCGATGATGCCCATGGTCCCGGAGCGCACCACAAGCTGGCTCCGCTCGATATGATCGTCCGTGAGGAGCCGGTCCTTCTGGGCCAGGTTGTGCTTGATCTCCCGCCGGAGGCGCGCCGCCTCCATCTGGAACACGGTGGCGAGGCTCATCGCGTGACGCTCCCCAGCCAGCTCGGCACGTCGGGATGGACGTGGGAGACCAGCCGCGCGGCGCGGCGATAGTCCGGGCGCTTCTCGATCCAGTCGGCCACCCAGGTCTTGCGGTGTGGCAGAAGCCAGGACCGGCCGGCGTCGCGCCAGGGCTGGTGTTCCGCCAGGGCGTAGAACGCCGCCTGCTCCAAGCAGTCGATCTCCGTTTCCCCCAGCAACTCCAGTACGCCTGCGATGATGAGGCCCAGCGCGAGACCTCCGAGCGCCTTGGGCATGTTCCCCAGGACAGGCAACTGATTGCCCAGGAACCCCATCAGGTACTCCGACCGCTCATACCAGCGGCGGCGGTCCAGCAGGTCGTTCGCGATGGCGTCGGCGCAGTCGCGGACGCTGAACCCGTCCCGGTTCGAGAACGGCCCGTCCCGGTCGGTCGGCATCGTGCTGTAGACCGGGGCCACCGCCGGAATGATGCTGCGGCGCGGGACCTTCTGGCCGCCGAACTCGCTGATGAAGTCCAGCGGCATGCCGCCATGCTCCCTGGCGGCTTTGCCGGCAGCCTCGATGAACGCGCGACGCTTGGCCGGATCGTGGATGCCGCCCATCAGCGCGCAGGCTTCCAGGCCGACCGCGAAGCTGTCCTCGTCGTCCTCCCGGGCGTCCGGGTTCCGGTGGACCTCGACCTCGATGCCATAGGGGGTGTGGAGAGTGCCGAAGGGCTCTGGCGTGGTCATGCCTGGGCACTCCCCTGCATGGTGCGGAACGCGGCCGCCAGCACCAGCTTCACCTTGTCCCGGAGCGGCTTGTCAGTCCTGGGCTCGTTGGCATTGGCCCAGAGGAGCGCGCGCTCCCCGGCGTCCACCATCGCCTCGGTCACCTTGGGTTGCTCGTTCTCCCGCAGGGCCTCCAGCCCCATCACCAGGAGCCGGTGGAAATCCCGCTCCACCAGAAGCACCCCTTCCGTGCTGGTGTTGAGCCAGATCTGGGTCAGGTCTTCGTTGTCCAGCGTCGCGATCAGCTTCTCGACGGTCCCGTTTGCCAGGGCGCGTTCCAGCAGCACGTCGTCGGGATAGTAGGGGTCGGGGTCCATGTGGATCTCGGGCATCAGATGCCGTCCTCCTGACGCCAGTTGTGGCCGAGCAATGGGCAGAGCGCGGAGTGCATCATAGCCACCGCTCCCGGCTGTTCGCAGATGCATTCGCAGATGTCGCAGGCGAACCGGGCGCCATCGGGGTCCTTCTTCCGGCGCGCTTCGGAGGCCTGCACCACGAACAGGCTGTGCAGGTAGTCCAGTGCCCTGTCGCTGATGGCGATCAGGCCCAGGTCGCCCTCCGGGTCTTCGCGGGCGCCATCGAAGGCATCCGCGGCCAGGATATCGCTCATGTGCCGTAGAAGCGCCTCGTCGGTGATGACGGGCTCCAGCACCCTCTCGATGTGCTGAGACAGGGTCCATTCCCCCACCGCCTGCAACGAGACCACATCAGCCTGATGCTGACGCGACCAGCGTGCGGCATCGGCGACCACGATCTTTGCTTCGGCCGAGCCGAGGTGGATAGCGGCGTTGAGCAGTTCCTCCGCCGAAAGCGGAGGGGTGTTCATTGCGAAGGGGTGGGTCACAGGATTTCCCCCTCCGCCGGGTGGTTCATCGCATGCGCGCCAAAGCTAAGGGCGCGGGTGCCGAGGTCGTCGTCTTTCACCCCGGTCAGGCGGGACAGCCCGGCCAGCGCAGCACAGAGCTGGTCCACGGCTTCGGATAATTCTTCCTCCACGGCTGGGGTGAGTTTGAAGCCAGTGAGATTGTTGATCTCGCTGCCGATGCAGCGGAGACGGAGTACGGCCTCCGTCACGGTTGTTGCGGGAGTTGCCCGGATCAGCGCCTCCAGCGCCTCCTCTTGTGCGTAGACGCGATTACGGGCGGCATCGTGAGTACGCCGCTTACCGGAATTCGGCTCAGCCTCAGTCGCCAGCCCATCGTGACGGTTATACTGGACGCTGAGTTCGCGCATGCGATGGGCCATCGTCGTAATCGACAGGCCCGGCGCCGTGGTTTCGTGAGACTGCGGCGCAGCGACAACCTCCGGCGTCCCGAACAGCCGCAGCAGGTCGTTCACCAGATCCCAGGACCAAGTTGCGGCCATCGTGCCGTCCGGGTTCTCGGTGCCGTCCTTGTTGGCGGCCTCGGCCTTCGCGGCGTGCGCCTTCGCCAGCATCCCGGAGATGCTCTTCGGCTCGAAGTCGCTGATGGCGTCGCGGCTCTGCTCGTAGGCCTTCCAGAGCGGGTCCTTCTCCAACTCCAGATCGCCGCCGTGCAGGTTGTATGCCTTGATGTAGGCGGGATGCAGGTGGCATGTCCGGATCAGATCGGTGTCCGCCGCCGCCGCGGTGGCCGGCGACCACAGGCACTCGTGGGCCGTCATCAGCGCGGACCAGATGTACTGGTTCACGTTGGCCCGCTCGATCACGTCGTCCTCGATCCGCGCGGCCATCAGCTTGAACAGCGTCTGGGCCTGATCCGCCGTCTCGGGGCGCAGCCCGGCGATACGCTCCAGCACCTTCGCCTCGGCCAGTACCCACCGGTCCGTCCAGTCGTTGTCCTCTTCGAGGGGGTACGGCGCGCGGGTCGGGTCCGGATCGTTCAGCCGGTCCAGTTCGATCAGGCAGGACATGAGGTCCGGCAGCGCGGTTGCCGTGTCCACCGCCTGGATTACCGCCGCGAGACGCGGGATCGGGTCCCACCGAGGGACAGGAAACAGCGGCGCGTCAGGCGCCACAGCGCCGGGCTGCATGGCGAAATCGGGGTTCACCGCGCCGTCCAGCGCCGGCTCGACCGGCGGCGCGACGGGCTGGGCCATCTTCTTCGCCCGGCCGCCGCGCTTGCCGGTGGCGGGCTGCTTGCTGGTCGGGGGAGGGCGCACCCCTCCCCGATCACGCAGGTTCTGGGTGCGCATCAGGCCTGATCCCCCAGATCCATCGCGTCCTGCATCGCGTCGAAGCGAGCGATGGCGCCGATCGCGTGATCCAACTCTTCCTGCGTGGCCGACATGTTGAACTGAGCGCGCTCCGTGAGCGTTCGCAGGGCCTCGACGGCTTCCTCCCACTGGGCGAACAGCACGTCGATCTCCTGGTCCGGGCTGATCCGGGAAGCGGGCGCGCCCATCAGCCGACATCCTCCGGCTGCTCGACCATCTCCGGCACGATCTGCGCTGGGTCGATGGTCGCCAGCAGAACCAGCGTGCGCGGGCTCTGCATGAAGGCGTGGATCACGTAGCCGTAGGTCCCGGCGGAAGCGCGGATGAAGTCAGGGGACCGCGCGTCCCGCTCCAGACCGTCTGCCGTCCGGCTCATCGAGGCGGCGACGTTCTCGGCCCCCTCGGCATGAGGGTTCAGCTTCGCCACCGCTGCGGCGACGGCGCCGAAGTCCTGGCGCAGCACGTTGAAGATGGCGGGGTGGGTGACGGACAGACCCATTACCGGGGCACTCCCACGAACACGGCCGCCGCCAGGGCGCCGATGGTGAACATCTCGATCGCGAGCAGGATCTGGGACGGGGTGACGCGGCGCGCGGCCTCGATGGCGGCGGCGACGGCGCTGGCCAGGACCGTGCTGGCCGGGAAGGTCGGGGCCATCAGCGGGTCGCCTCGATCCAGGCGGTGATGGCGAGGGCGCTGGCATGCCCCTCACGCTCGGCTGCCAGGGCGCAGTTCGACGCGCTGCCGGCATTAAGGTTGCCGATTGGAGCGGAGGATGATCGCGGTGGTGCGCCGAGGTGCGTGATGCTGCGGATGGCAGCTAGTGCGGCGGTAGGCATGAAGGCCTCCTGGGGTGGACAACCCCAGGAATGCCAAAATGGGTTTACCCTGTCAATGCCAAAATGGGGTTATCAGTCCCGGATCACCTGCGAAGATGCCCATCCCGGGGGTAAGCCCATCGCTTCTCGCCAGGGGACGATCCGAGAATGGGCGGCATACGAGTAAGGTGCATCGCTTTCAAAGGGCGGATACGCCTCCCCATAGTGCGCGATGAGATACTCGTCGGTCGGCTGTTCGTCGCGAGCGATCTGGAAAAGCCCGTAGTCATCGCGCTGTGGCGGTCTCGTTAGTTCGACAAAAATAGGGTCATCCAAGTGGAACCGATCGTTTTCTGGAAGGGACGAATGGTCTAGAGCACTTATAACTATGAGATTTGGGACCATTAGTATTGGACCCTGTAGTGGAAGAACTCCCTCCGGATGTGCCGTAATTCGAATTAGTCGTGGGTCGTTCTTACTGTTTCTTGCGCTGTAGAAAGGTACATGACCGAACGGGCGGGCTCGGCCAGACGGCTTTCCCATAAGAACAGGAAGCCGCACCGTTTCGAGCGGGAGTGCGTATAAGTTGCGATCTGATGCGGTCGCACCGCCAAGAAGCGCTTCTGTTGTTGTCCCGAATGCCTGTGCGATGCGCTCAAGCCAATCGACGGTCAGGCGCCTGTCTCCTTTCTCTAGGCGGTCCACCTGCGACTGGGATGTCCCCAACTTCTCGGCGAGAGCTGCCTGCGACCATCCTCGCTCCTGTCTTAGGGCGCGGATCGTGTTTTGCGGTGTCTTCATGGTCAATCTATGCCGCTAAGGATTTGGGTTGGCTAACACCAAAACGGTGTTGACGATTAACCCCGAAATGGCATATCCCTGGGGTTATGAACCTCCAGAGCTTTCTCGTGGCCGAGAAACTCACTGAAAGTGCGTTCGCGGCCCTCGTCGGCGTTTCCCAGGGTACCATCAACCGGTACGCCCGCGGGCTGCGCTTTCCTCGCCCAAAGCATATGGAAGCGATCGAGCGGGTGACCCAAGGTAGGGTCACTGCCGCCGATATGTTCCGGTTCTGGCGAAGCAACTCGGCGACCGAACGTCGAGCCAGCTCGCCCGTCGGATCAGCCCAGCACCGGCTCGCCGGCTGACCTCGGATGATCGACTTCTCCGACATCGAGGTGGATCTGCTGGCCGATGCCATCGAGGTCTGCCCCATCGATCCCTGGCGCGTCCGCATCAGGCCTGGCCGCCTGTTGAAGACGACAGGTCCAGGGAGTGGGCCAGGGCGGTCACGATACGCCTCGCGAAGTCCTGGGCCGCCGGGTCCGGGTGATGCGGCTGCTTCGTCCGAAGCAGGGTCGCAATAGCTCCGGGGCGCACCGCGCCCGCCTCCTCAATCGCATGGATTACCGCAGCCATGGTCAGCATCACTGCTGTGGCCTGGGCCTCGTATGCCTGCTGGGCCGTCAGGGTCTTCTTCTCCGACATCGCTATCTCCTTTGGTCTCGGTGAGACCCTTAATGCCCCGCCTGGGGCGCGTTGTGTTGCGTGTCGCTCGCACGCGGTTGCGCGTCCATGAGGGCGACCGCCGAAGCCATCGCGGCGGAGATGACCGCGATCATCCAGGAAGCGGTCATGGCCTCCCGCGCCGTCCAGGGGGACCTCAAGAGGGCCATCCCGGACGTGGCGCGGCGCTACCGCCTGACCGAGCGCCGGGTCCAGTCCTACTGGTGGTCCCAGGTGAAGGTCGTGCCCGCGCACGAGCGGGAACTGATCCTGCGGGCGCGGGAGAAGGACCTGATGGTCCGCGCCTCGCAGCAGGAACTGGCCCTGGCCAGGACACGAGCAGCCCTTGAACGACAGAGGAGCGCCGATGCGGATACTCGCAGCGCGCATGCTGGAGGCCCTGGCCTCTGGGCTCATCTCGGCCTCCAGCGCCGGAAACCGGGTCGCGCAGCGGCTGCTGGCGATGGCGGCGGGGCTCAGATCCCCCTGAATTTCGGGTGCCCCTGATGCAGGCCGCACCTCATCCCACACTGTGGAAGTGGCCGCGGAACACCTCCGCCGCCTCAAATCGCGCCCGGGTCATCACACGGGGCGAGTGGTGGAAAGCGCGCCGCGCTGGCGCGCTAAATGTGCCTGAGGGGCACATTACCTCTGGCGAACCTCCCCACCCTGGGGAGGGGGCCGCACAGTCAGCGGACCCTCAGCCCGCCGTGCGATGCCGGACCTGCCAGTGGCCGATGTGGGGAGACAGCGATCCGGTCCCGCGGCCGCCCCTGTTCTGCGGCGAGGCCGTGCCGGGGAGGGGGCCGTACTGCGAGGCCCATCATCGACGCGCCTACTCCCGCCGTCCGGTCAAGGCGCTCGCGGAATGAGCGCCGCCCTCCAGATCCCGCGCATCACGCCGGGCGCCATCCTCGGGCCGGCGACCAGCCTCCGCGGCTACCAGTCCGAGATGGTCGGGAATATCCAGGTCGAGTTCCGGAACGATATCCGTCGCGTGCTGGCGGTGTTGGCAACGGGCGGCGGCAAGACCCGGATCTTCGCCTACACTACGGCCGCCACCGCGGCCCGTGGCAAGCGCGTGCTGATCTTGGCGCACCGGAAGGAGCTGATCCGGCAGGCCAGCGAGAAGCTGCGCGAGGCAGGGGTGCCGCAGCATGGCATCGTCTCCCCCGACTTTCCCATGACGAACGACCCGGTGCAGGTGGCATCGGTCCAGACGCTGGCGCGACGGCTCGGGCAGCCGGGCCTGGAGCACTTCGACCTGATCATCGCCGACGAGGCGCACCACGCCGTCGCCGGCCAGTGGAAGACGATCCTGGAGGCCTACCCGAAGGCCTTCGTGCTGGGCGTTACCGCGACACCGGAGCGGGGCGACGGGAAGGGCCTGGGCGTCGAGGCGGGCGGCATCTTCGAGCGGATGGTCACTGGCCCCAGCATCGGGTGGCTGATCGAGCAGGGTTATCTGTGCCCATCGGTCGTCTACGCGCCGCAGCAGGGTGGTCCTGACCTGTCCGGCGTCCGGACCATGGGCGGCGACTTCGAAGCCGCCGCGCTGGCGGAGGCGATGGACCGCCCGTCCATCACGGGCGATGCGGTCGAGCACTATCGGCGCCTGGCGTCCGGACGGCCGGCGGTGGCGTTCTGCGCCTCGGTCTACCATGCCGAGAAGGTGGCCGAGGCATTCCGCGCCGCCGGGTTCCGAGCACGCGCCGCCTCCGGGAAGACCCCGGCCGAGGAGCGGGACGCCGCGATCAACGGGCTGGCGACCGGCGCCGTCGAGGTGCTGTGCAGTTGCGACCTGATCAGCGAGGGCCTGGACGTGCCAGCCGTCGCCTGCGTGATCCTGCTGCGGCCGACCCAGAGCGTGGGGCTGTTCATGCAGCAGATCGGGCGGGGGATGCGCCCCGCTCCCGGCAAGAACCACCTCATCATCCTGGACCATGCCGGCAACACCCTGCGTCACGGCATGCCGGACGAAGCGCGGGAATGGAGCCTTGCCGGGCGCAAGAAGAAGAAGGGCAAGCCGCCCACCTTCGCCATCAAGCAGTGCCCGCACTGCTTCGCCATGCACCGGCCGGCGCCGAAATGCCCGGAGTGCGGACACATCTACGAGACGCAGGTCCGCGAGGTCGAGGAGGTTGCCGGCGAGCTGGTGGCCCTGACGCCGGAGCGCCTTGCCGAGATGCGCGACACTCCGACCAGGGATTTGCTGCGGCCGGGGATATCGCTGGACGAGCTGCGGCTGATCCAGCGCGTCAAACAGTACAAGCCAGGCTGGATCTATTTCGTCCAGCGCGAACTGCGAGCCGAGGCCGAGGCCAAGGCGCAGAGGGGGATGATGCCTTGAGAGAGAACGATGTCATGCCCCGGGTGCTGCTGGCGCTCGGCAGGCGGGCGGATGTGCGCATGTTCCGCAACACCTGCGGTGTCGGCTGGACCGGACAGGTGGTGCAGGAGGACCGCGCCACGGGGATGGTGCTCCTGCAGAACGCCCGCCGGGTGCAGTTCGGCCTCGCGCCGGGCAGCTCCGACCTGATCGGGGTGCAGGCGGTGCTGATCACCCCGGAGATGGTCGGCCAGACCATCGGGCGGTTCACCGCGGTGGAGACCAAGGGCGCGAAGACCCGCGTCGAGGCCCACCAGATCGCATTCATCGAGACCATGAGGCGCTTCGGGGCCGTGGGCGGCATCGCCCGCTCGGCTGACGAGGCGCTGGCTCTCCTGACCACCACCAGCAACCAGGGGGCCGCATGAGGGCCGCGCCGTTCGTCACGATCGAACAGCTATCCATCTACCCGCAATGGGTGGCGTGGCAGGAGGAGCTTCGCCAGGGGCAGGAAGAGCCCACGAAGACGCCGTACAGTCCGGTCAAATGGGGGCGGGCGAAGGCGGACGATCCGCAGACCTGGGGGACGCGGGCGCAGGCGCTGGAGCGGCTGGAGCGGCTGCCGAAGCCCTATGCCGCATACGGCGTCGGCCTGGAGTTCGCGCCGTTGGAGGTGCCAGGCATGGCGCACCTGGCGCTGAGTGGGGTGGATCTGGACTGCTGCCGCGACAAGGAGACCGGCAGGATCGAGGAATGGGCGTGGGAGGTGATCCGGCGCTTCAACTCGTACACGGAAGTCTCCCCGTCCGGCACGGGCGTGAAGACGTTCTTCCTGCACGTCACGGCGGACTGGCCGCTGATCGAACCGGCGCTGGGACCGACCTCGAAGAACGGCCGGCAGTTCAAGCGCGGCACTGGCCGGCACCCGCCAGCGATCGAACTCTACCTGCGCGCCCGGTACTTCGCCGTGACCGGCGAGCGGCTGGACGAGATCACGAACGAGATCCGCGTGGTCCCGACCGACGATATCCTGTGGGTGATCCAGGATGCCGGCCCCGCCTTCAAGGCGGGCGGCACGCGGCCGGAAGAGACCATCGACATGGGCTTCGACATCCCGCCCGGCGGGGTGTTCGAGGACCAGCCACCGCCGGGTGGCGACGATCTGATGGACCGGCTGGCCGCGGCGATGAAGCGCCGGAAGAAGGTGGCCGCGCGCTGGAACGGCAACACCGAAGGCCTGGAGGACACCAGCCGGTCCGGCATGGACATGTCCATGATGGCCATGCTCCGGCGGGTCGGGTTCAAGTTCGAGGAGTGCAAGACCATCCTGCTGCGCTGGCCCCACGGGGCCGGCAGCACAAAGGCCGGCGACGATCGCTACTGGCTGCGGATGTGGGAGCGCGGCGCCAAGCCGGAGGACATGGCGCGTGCCGAGACCCGCGCGAACATGCCGGTGATCCGGGTGGTGAAGGGGAGCCTGTCGCACATCGTGGATCAGGCCGAGCAGGCCCTCATCCAGGCCGGGCTCGGGCTCTACCAGCGCGGGTCCATGCTGGTCCGGCCCGGCATCGCACGCCTCAGCGCGGCCAAGGACGAGATGACCGAGGCACAGGAGGCGATGGCGCTGGGCGAGATGGCCATGGTGGAGGCCATGACCACGGCGGCGGTCTGGGAGAAGTGGGACGGCCGCACCGACGACTGGGTAGTGGCGGACGCGCCGAAGGACATCGCCCGGATCTACATGCAGCGCGTCGGACGCTGGCGGCTGCCGGTGCTGGCGGGGATCATCGCCTCGCCGACCATCCGCAAGGACGGGTCGATCCTGGCGACCGAAGGGTATGACGCCAAGACCGGGCTGCTCCTGGAGTTCCGGGGGCAGACGTTCCCCCCGGTGCCGGATCGCCCCACGCCGCAGCAGGCCGAGGCGGCGTTGCAGGTGCTGATCCACCTGATCCAGACCTTCCCCTTCGAGAAGCCGTCCCACCGCTCAGTCATGCTCTCGGCCATCCTGACGGCGGTGGCGCGCCGGTCGATGGACACGGCGCCCCTGCACGGCTTCTCGGCGCACACGGCCGGCTCCGGCAAGTCCATGCTGGTGAACATCGCCTCGATGATCGCCACCGGCCAGAAGGCCCCCGTGATCGCGCAGGGGGACAAGCCCGAGGAGTTCGAGAAGCGGCTGGTCTCGATGCTGCGGCAGGCCAACGCGATCATCTCGATCGACAACGTGAACCACGTTCTCGACGGCGACCTGCTGAACCAGATGCTGACCGAGCCGGTAGTGCGCGGCCGCATCCTGGGCGTGTCGGAGGCGCCCCAGCTCATCAGCAACGCCTTTGTCGCGGCCACGGGCAACAACCTGGTGCTGGGCGGGGACATGACCCGGCGCAGCCTGCTCTGCGTCATCGACCCTGGGGTGGAGCGGCCGGAGCACCGGGAATTTGCCCAGGACCCGATCGCGCTGATCCGGGCAGACCGGGGGCGCTACGTCGCTGCGGCGCTGACCATTCTGCGGGCCTATTTCGTGGCTGGGCGCCCGCCCAAGAACAAGCCCCTGGGCTCCTTCGTGGAGTGGAGCCGCATGGTTCGGGACGCCCTGTGCTGGCTGGGAGAGGCCGATCCGGTGGAGACGGTCGAGGAGGTGCGCGCCGCCGATCCGAGGCTGGAACGGCTGGTCGCGGTGCTGGAACAGTGGTCAGGTGTGATCGGGACAGCGGAGGTTTCGACCGAGAACGTAATTCAGCACGCAACATCCCAGCAAACCGCCACCGACCCGGAATGGATTAAAACGAGGCGGGAAGGTTCACCGCCAAAGATGGAATTCCGGCATCCTGAGTTTCGAGCCGCATTGCTCCGCGTCGGTGGCGAGCGTGGCGCAATCGATAGCGAAAAGCTCGGGAAATGGCTGCGCTCGAATAAGGGGCGTGTGGCGAACGGATTTCGCATCGACAACGTGGCGCCTCCGAAAAAGCAGGCGCGATGGAAACTGGAAATCATCAAGGAGGATCAGAAATGATCAGCGAAGAGACTGTCACCTGCTGGCGCGCCGGAAAGGGTTTTGAAACAGTCGATAAGCCGTCCTGGTGGCAGGACGAGTGGAACCGGATATGGCCGGGAGGACTGGAAACGAAATCCCCGGGACCGGATATGACTTTCGGTGAACCCAGATCCCATGGATTGCGGGCTTTTATCCTCACGGAGGAACGCGGCTGGCTCGTGGATTTCGATAATATCGATCGGTACCTAAGCGTCTGGTGCCCCGACAACGCAGCCTATCTCGACCTGATCACTTCGCGCGCTGCGGCCTGGCTGCGCATCGGCGAGATGACCACGGTTGAAAGCAGCCTGGAAAAGATCGCCAATACCGTGATCGGCTATGCGCGCTATGGCCAGGGCACGCACAACGACCGGGACGGGGAGCAGAACTGGATCGACCGGAAGAAGTTCAGCAGCCAAGGGAGCTAGTATGTTTCGTTAACGTACAGATGGGGGGGATAGGGGGGATAAACTGTGATTTGTACTCTACGCCTAGGAAGTGTCAGACGAATAATTTCATACACGTAACGAACATGCTCGTTTGACACTTTCTAGAGGGTGAGGTGAAGAACCCCCTCTATCCCTACTATCCCCCCCACTGTGGGAAATCCCCACAGTGCTTCGCCCCGACGGGACAGCATAAATCCGAGCGAATTCAATGTTCTGGTCTCTTGAGCCGAAACCCCGCCGATAGTTCTGGACAGCGTTTCCGGGATATGGATAGGGCTGGAATGGCGAACCGTTCCTCAGCTTTATCAGTCAGCTATCAGCGGCAGGTGGATGTTCGGGACTACGGTCCCGCCATCCGGATGAGGGAGAAGGGGGCTCCGCAGAACCCTCGTGATGTGGTGGTCTCCGCTGGGCCTGATCCCGATGATCCGAAGGTGCAGGTCCAACGGGCCAAGCGGCTGGTCCAGTACGAGGCGATGCACGAGCGCGGCACCATCTCGGGCGCTCACCTGGAGGTCTGCGAACGGTATCTGGCCGAGGCAGAGGCCGCATCGGGCTCTCGGGACCGTCCTACCGTCCCCTGTGGCCGTCTGCCGCCCTGGATGCAGGGTCACCCCACGGAACGGCAGGTGAGGGCCACGGTTGATCTCCGCAGCGCGCGTGCTGCTATCGGGCTGAACGGCCGGGCGCTGATGGACCTGCTGGTGATCGAGAACCTATCGGTCAGCACCATCGCCGAGCGGCGGTACGAGGACCGCAAATCCACCCTGGGCCAGATCCTGGCCACGCTGACCCGGCTTGCGGAGCATTGGGACATCCCTTGACGGCTGGGCCAGCCAAGGCTATCTGATCATTACTTTGCATAGTTGCGCCCATGGCCCCGCTGGCTTCCGCCGGACGGGGCTTTTTCATGCCTGGAGCCTGCCGTGACCGGCCGTCCGTCGAGCTACACCCCAGAGCTTGCTGCGGAGATCTGCCGGCGTATCAGCGAGGGCGAGAGCCTCAAGCGCGTTTGCGGTGATGAGGGGATGCCCGCGAGGTCCACGGTCCAGCTCTGGATCATCAACGACACGTCGGGCTTTTCGGGCATGTACGCGCGGGCGCGCGAGGCTCAGGCGCATGCCTGGGCAGATGAGATCCTGGACGTGGCGGAGGACGGCTCCAACGACTGGATGGAGCGGACGGGCAAGGATGACGCCCCCGGCTACGTCCTGAACGGCGAGCACGTCCAGCGGTCCCGCCTCCGGGTCGATACCCGCAAGTGGCTGATGAGCAAGATGCTGCCGAAGGTCTACGGCGAGAAGCTGGAGGTCGAGGCGACGGTCAAGCAGGCCACCCTGACGGACGAGCCCCTGAACGAAGATGACTGGTCCAAGCGATACGGCCCCGGTGGCGTGGCGGCCTCAGGCGGGTCCGCAGAAGGCGCTGGTTGACTGCCCGTTCCCGGAGATCCTGTTCGGTGGAGCGCGCGGCGGCGGGAAGACTGATGGCGTCCTGGGCAAGTTCGGCCTCAAGGAGCGGCGCTACGGCCGGGGCTTCAACGCGGTGTTCTTCCGCCGGGAGATGCCGCAGGCGGACGATCTGATCGAGCGGGCGAAGGAAATCTACCTGCCTTGCGGCGCCGAATGGCGGGAGCAGAGCAAGACCTTCATCATGCCCCATGGCGGGCGGGTGCGCTTCCGGCCGCTGGAGAACGTGCAGGACGCGGCGAAGTACCAGGGCCAGAACCTGAGCGATGCCGCGGTGGAAGAGGCCGGTAACTACGCCAGCCCGGCGCCCATCGACATGCTGTTCGGCGCCTTGCGGTCGAAGTCCGGGACGCCGATCCAGCTCATCCTGACGGCCAACCCCGGCGGCGCTGGGCAGCACTGGCTCCGGGCGCGGTTCATCGAGCCGGCCCCCCTGGGCATGACGCCCATCCAGCGGTTCCGGGCGGACGGGACGCCGCTCAAGCACCGGGCGATGTACATCCCGTCCCGGCTGACCGACAACCGGCTGCTGCTGGCGGCGGATCCCGAATACGAGGACCGTCTGCACCTCGCGGGCTCCCCGGAGCTGGTGCGCGCCTGGCTGAACGGCGACTGGAGCGTGGTGGCGGGTGCGTTCTTCCCCGAATGGGGGCAGCGCCACGTCATCGCGCCGGTCGAACTGCCGCAGGACTGGGAGCGGTTCCGGTCCTTCGACTGGGGTAGCGCCAAGCCGTTCTCGGTGGGCTGGTGGGCAGTGTCCGATGGCAGCCTGCCGCAGTTCCCGCGCGGGGCGCTGATCCGCTACCGCGAGTGGTACGGCATGGTGCCTGGGCAGCCGAACACGGGCCTGAAGATGACCGCCGAGGCGGTGGCTGCCGGCATCCGGGAGCGCGAGCAGGGCGACCTGCGGCAGGGCGAGACCATGCTGGGCGTGGCCGATCCGGCGATCTTCACGCAGGACGGCGGCCCGTCAATCGCGGAGCGGATGAACGCCGCGGCCGGGGTGATCTGGCGGCGGGCGGACAACAAGCGGGTGCCTGGCGCTGGCGCGATGGGTGGCTGGGATCAGGTCCGGTCCCGCCTCATCGGCGAGGACGGGCGCCCGATGCTCTATGTGTTCAGCACCTGCGTGGATCTGATCCGGACCCTGCCGGCGCTCCAGCACGACAAGAGCCGGGCCGAGGACGTGGATACGGACGGCGAGGACCATGCGGCCGACGAAGCCCGATACGCCTGCATGAGCAGGCCCTTCGTCCGGAACGTCCGGCCGCCCCCGCAGAAGCGGGACACCTGGGCGCGGGCGTTCTCGATGGCTGATGACGACGATGGCGGAGACTGGCGCACCGCATAGCGAGAGGGAGGGGTTATGTCTGGATCGGGCCTGAGCCGCTTCCTGGCGATGCACAACGAGGGCTCGCCGGTCGAGCGGAAGCAGTCTGGCCGGGGTCAGGTGGCGCGGGAGGGCGATCCGAACCCGGAGACGCCCGGCACCCGGATCATGATCGGCGCCAGCAAGAGCAAGCCCGGCGACGCGCTGGCCACCTTCCTGGCCATGGACGACATGGGCTCGCCCTACGAGATGCAGCGCCGCGGCATGACGCAGGCGGAGGCCGAGGGCGTCGAGGGCGAGATCCTGGGGCGCGACGGCCGGGCGGTCTATCCGGGCGACCTGGACGAAACGCACACCAAGCTGGTCGGCTACTTCGAGGAGGCCGAGCGGAACAGCGACAGCGCCCGGCGGGCGGCCGAGCGGGATCGCGATTACTTCGATGACAAGCAGTGGACCGCGAAGGAGATGGAGGCCCTGCGCAAGCGCGGCCAGCCGGACCTGACGATCAACTACGTCAAGCGCAAGGTCGAGCTGCTGTCGGGCCTGGAGCGCCGCAGCCGCACCGATCCGAAGGCCTTTCCGCGCACCCCAACCGAAGAGGACCGGGCCGACGCCGCGACCCAGAGCCTGCGCTACGTGGCGGATGCCACGCACTTCGGGCAGGTGCGGTCGGACGTGTACCAGAACATGCTGATCGAGGGCTTCGGCGGCTGCGAGATCGGGCTGGAGGATGACGGCAAGGGCGGGGCGGAGATCACCCTCACGCACGTCCCCTGGGACCGGCTGTTCCACGACCCGCATTCCCGCCGTGCCGACTTCTCGGACGCTCGCTATCTGGGCATCGTGATCTGGATGGACCGGGACCAGCTCCTGGAGATGTTCCCGAACGCGGATGAGGTGGTCGCGGAGACCTTCGCGCCGTCCTCCGGCACCTACGAGGACAAGCCCGGGCACGTCGCGTGGCAAGACAACCAGCGCAAGCGCAGCCGGATCGTGCAGGTCTACTGGCTGGAGGGCGGCGACTGGTGGGGCGCCACCATCAGCCGCGCCGGGTTCCTGTCGGAGCCGCAGCGGTCGCCCTTCAAGGATCACCGCGGGCGTAGCACCTGCCCCCTGCGGCTGCGCAGTGCCTATGTTGACCGGGAGAACAACCGCTACGGTGCTGCCCGGACGCTGATCGGGCTCCAGGACGAGATCAACAAGCGGCGCTCCAAGGCGCTGCACCTGCTGAGCGTGAACCGGATCATCGCCGAGAAGGGCGCTGTCCAGGATGTGGATCGCGCGCGGCGCGAGGTGGCGCGGCCGGACGGGTATATCGAGGTTGCGCCGCAGATGCGGTTCGAGGTGGCGCCGGCTGGCGATCTCTCGGCTGGGCAATTCCAGCTTCTCCAGCACGCGACCCAGGAGATGCAGGCCTCCGGGCCGAACGCCTCCATGGCCGGCAATGACCCGCGCGATCTGTCTGGCAAGGCCATCATGGCGCAGCAGGCCGGTGGGGCGGCGCAGAATGAGCCCCTGGCCGATGCCCTGCGGCAGTGGTCGCGCGAGGTCTACGAGGTCGTGTGGCAGGCGATCCGGGAGTTCTGGACCGGCGAGAAGTGGCTGCGCGTCACCGACGACATGGGCAAGCTCCAGTGGGTCGGGCTGAACCATCGCGTCACGCTCCAGGAGGAGCTGGCGAAGATGCCGGAGGATCAGCGGGCCATGGCCATGCAGCGGATGATGCTGCAGCCAGGCGATCCGCGCCTGATGCAGGTGATCCGGATCGAGAACGAGGTGTCCGACCTGGAGGTGGATATCACGATCGAGGAAGGGCCGGACAGCCCGTCGATGCAGGCCGAGCAGTTCCAGCAACTCACGCAGCTCGCGGGCGCGCTCCCCCCGGGCACCATCCCGCCGGACGTAATCATCGCGGCCTCGTCCCTGCGGAACAAGGAACAGCTCCTCGATATGCTCAAGCAGCAGCGCGAGGCGCAGGCCCAGCAGCAGCAGGCCCAGGCGCCGATCGCGCAGGCGCATGCGGTGGCCGAGGTCCGGCAGAAGGATGCCCAGGCCCAGGCCAACGAAGCGCTGGCGGCCGAGCGCCGGGCGAAGGCTGTACACCAGGTCGCGCAGACGCACCGCACCGCCGCCGAGAGCCCTGCCGTCCCGGTGGGTCCTGTCGGTCCGGACGGTCAGCCGATCCTGCCGGGCCAGATGCGGGTCGCGTATCCCGCGCCCGCCCAAGAGATGGGCGCTCCGCTCCAGTAGCGGGCGCCATCGGTGCCGCCGACCGCAACGGGCGCAGGGCCGTCGCCGGGCCATACCGGGCGTGATGGAGAACCACAGTGCAGAACATGATGGGCCTCGCGGCGACCCCGCGTGACTACCAGAACACGTTCAACCCGTCGTCGCTCGGGCAGCCTCAGCCGACCGAGCCGCCGGCATTCGCGCATCTGTCGATGCGTCTCGCGAAGGTAATCGACCGGCTGCGGGACACCAATCTCGCGAACATGCAGACGGCGGATCGTCTGTTCGGTCCCCGTGGCGACGGCAAGTGCGATGCGTCCTCGCGTCCGCCGGTTCCGGAGGGCGAGATCGCTGCGCTGCACGATCAGGTGGATCAGTTCATCCGGCAGGTCGAACTGGCCGAAGACCTCCAGCGCCGCTTCCAGGCGCTCTGAGGGAGGCGACGATGGCAACACTGGACGACTTCCTGGCCAGCGAGGCCGAGGAGGAACAGGGCACCGCGCCCGCGGCGCAGCCTGCGGCGGATGCTGTGCCTCCGGCCGCTGAGGGCGAGGCTCAGCCGGGCGCAGAGGCGCAGGCCCCCACCGATGCACCGGAGGGCGAGCAGCAGGCCACCCGCGACGGTCGCACGGTGCCGCTGAGCGCCCTGGAGGGCGAGCGGCGCCAGCGGCAGGACTGGAAGGAAAAGGCCCTCAAGGCGGACGGTGAGATTGCCGAGCTGCGCCGCCAGTTGGAGGAGGCCCGCAAGGCGCCCCCGCAGCAGGTCCAGCAGCCGGCGGCGGCGCAGGATCTGGCGTGGATCGACCCCCGCGAAGACCCCGTGGGTTACCACGAGCGCGTCCAGGCAAAGATCTTGGACGGCCATCTGAACATAAGCGAGGCCATGCTGCGGCAGACGGTGAATGACGATGCCGCGGTAGACGAGGCGGTCGCCATTTTCAAGCAGGCGGCCGAGCAGAACCCGGGCCTGTGGAACGAGCTGTACAGCCAGCGGCATCCCTACGGCTGGATGTTCAAGAAGTTCGAGGCTCTGCGGGTGCAGCGCGAGATGGGGGACGACCCCGCCGCGTACCGCGCCCGGATGGAGGCCGAGATCCGGGCCAAGATCGAAGAGGAATTTCGGGGAGGAGGGCAGGGCGGCGCGGCGCCGCAGCAGCCCGTCAGCCCCGTGGCCGGCCGCGCTCCGTCGCTGGCTGGCGTCCGCAGCGCCGCGGCACGATCCGCGCCTGTGATCAGCGGCCCAACGCCGCTGGGTGACATCTTCGCCCGCTGAGAGGCGGGCGGCACTACCGCGTGAACCCGTCGCCGGGGTTAACGGGCGTCTTCGCGGGCCATCCCGGCGTCACAGGGATCGGAAGCCGTCGCCGGGCATGCCGGGCGTGATCCCCCGAAAATCACACCCATAGGAGCCACATCGTGGCCGACATGAACATCACCCCGGCCCGCCCGGGGCTTACCCCTGTCCAGTGGGACAACAAGTTCTTCACGGAGTACGTCCGGAAGAACCAGTTTGCCCGCTACATGGGCACCTCCATGAACGACATGATCCAGGTGAAGGAGGATCTGACCCGCAAGCCGGGCGATCGCGTGAACTTCTCCGCGGTGCGTCGTCTGGTGGGCGCTGGCGTGACCGGCAACCAGATCCTGGAGGGCAACGAGGAGCTGCTGAACGCCCGCTCGATGCAGCTCTCGGTCAACGTCTTCCGGCACGGCGTCGCGGTCTCGGACTGGGACGAGCAGAAGAGCGTCATCGACCTGCGCGAGGCCGCCAAGGACGCGCTCCAGGTCTGGTCGCTGGAGAAGATGCGCGCGGACATCATCCTGGCGCTGTCCTCCATCACGGGCGACGGCTACACCTCCGTGCCGTTCGCCTCGGCCACCGCCACCCAGCGGAACTACTGGCTGGCGAACAACGCCGATCGCGTGCTGTTCGGCAACTCCAAGGCGAACGGCTCGTCCAACGTGATGGCCACCGCCCTGGCGACCATCAACGCCACCACGGGCAAGCTGACCGGCGCGACGCTCAAGCTGGCGAAGCGCCTGGCGAAGAACGCCAACCCCCGCCTGCGGCCGATCACGGTCAAGCAGGACGAGGAGTGGTGGATCTTCTTCGCGAACAGCGACCAGTTCCGCGACCTGTCGGAAGACCCGAACGTCATCGACGCGCAGATGTTCGCGGCCAACCGCGGTGCCGACAACCCGCTCTTCACGGGCGGCGACCTGATCTACAGCGGCATCATCATCCGGGAGATCCCGGAGCTGCCGAAGATCACGGGCGCGGGTGCGAGCGGCATCGACGTGGCGGCCGGCTACCTGTGCGGTGCGCAGGCTCTGGGCGCTGCCTGGGCGCAGCGGTCGAAGACCACCACCAACGTGCGCGACTACGGATACATGCACGGCGTGGGCATCCAGGAGATCCGCGGCATCGACAAGCTGCGGTTCGGCAAGGACGCCACCACCGATGCCACGGCGCCCGTGGACAACGGCGTCTTCACCGTCTTCAGCGCGTCGGTCGCCGACGCATAAGGGAGGCTGACATGTCCGAAGAGAAGACCCCCACCGCCCCCGGGAACCCGTCCCGGGGGGCACAGGTGGTGCTGGCCGGCGAAGCCCAGACGGCCGCCCGTGGCGGCGTCGGTGGCGACATCGAGACCAACACCCTGCACAAGCGTGCCCTGGAGGTCCGCGGCGAGCAGGCGGACGGCTCCACGCCGGACGGTTCGACCCTGACCGGCGAGCCGCCCCCGGACGTGGTGGTCCGCGAGGTCGAGCCGCTGGCGGAAAGTTCCGCCAATGCGGCGGCCGCGCCCGCCACCGACGCTGAGAAGGCCGAGACCAAGGCCTCCAGCAAGAAGACGACCAGCAAGAAGGACTGACGGATGGTCACGGTGGCAGAACTCGGGCAGCGTGCGCTGCGCCGCCTGGGCGTTGCCATCGTGCCTCCCTCGGCACGTCCTGCGGCGGGTGCTGCTGTAGGCGTGGCGGACGTGGCCAACCGCGCGCTCCGTCGTCTGGGCGTGATCGTGGTGCCCACCGGGGAAGGCCCGGGGGCGCTGGCGATCACGACCGTGGCCACGCTGGCTGAGCGTGCGCTGCGGCAACTCGGCATCAACCCCTATCCCGCGCTGAGCCAGTTGGGCACCGATCAGGTACCCTGGACCATGGCCATGATCGGCACCGCGGCCCTGCAACGGCTTGGGGTGCTGAACGGCGACGAGGGGCCGAGCGCCACGGATGCGGCTCTGGCTTTGCAGAAGGTCCGGACCGTCCACGACCTGCTGGTGCGCCTGAGCATCGCGGGCGGCTGGCCGGCTGACGGCATCCCCTCGGGCGCGGCCGAGATGTACGTCATCATGGTAGCGCAGGAGCTTGCCCCCGCCTTCGGCAAGCCGGCCGACATGCAGCTCTTCGCGCAGGCGAAGGATCTGCTGAAGCTGGAGGCCATCTCCGGCGCCTACGGCCAGACCCTGGCCGAGGGACATGTCCGTGCGGTGCATGACAGCCTGGCTGCGGCCGGGCTGGTGGATTTTGCGGCGGACGCCATTCCGCAGGCTTATTCCGACGACTACGTGGAACTGACTGCGGCCCACCTGGCGCCAGCCGTCGGCAAGACGGCCGACGTGGCAGGCGCAGCCGCCGCGACGGAAGCCCGGGTCAGGCGCGCCATGCTGCTCAAGCGGGCCTCCGTCATCGCCGCTGAGAAGGTCGAAGCATTCCACCAGGGGCTGAACGCGCAGGGGCTGGTGGAATGGACCTCCGCCGCTGTCCCGGCCGCGCACGCGGAGGACTATGCCGAGGCCGTCGCGGCGATCCTGGCGCCCATGTTCGACAAGCCGGTGCCGCCCGACGCCATCGCGCAGGCCGAGATCCGCATTCGGCGGGCGTCCATCCTGCGCCGGGCGCCGGAACTGGCGACCGAGAAGGTGCAGGCCGTGCACGCCCGCCTGGACGCCATCGGCATGATCCGGTGGTCCAGTCTCGACATCCCGGACTATGCCGAGGAGCCTTACGTCCTGATGGCGGCGAACCTGCTGGCGCCCCTGTTCGAGCGACAGGCGAGCGACGCGGACGAGATCGCGGCCATGCGGCTGATCACCAAGGCGACCAGTCTCTCCAGCGCCGGAGAGCCGGTGCGGGCGGAGTATTTCTGATGCCCGGCATCTTCATGACCATGCCCCTGGCGCGCCGTTCCCCATCGGTGGTGCCGCGGCGCTTCCTGTCCATGCCGGCGGGGGAAGGGCTGTTGCTCGCGGTCACGGTGGTGACCGACGACACGCCCTCTGCTGCGCCCGTGGCGCTGGGCGGATCGGACGTGCGGACGCCGCGCTTCCTCCTCTACCGGCCGGTGCAGTTCCGCGATTATGGGCTGAGCCTGTACAATGCATCCCTGCTCCAGGCGATCGACGGCGTGCTGGTGCCGAGCGTGCCGGGGCGGATCAACTTCACGATCACTCCGGACGAGATCGGCCGCTACGGCTGGGCCGTCACGCTGGGCCAGGAGGCGACCAGCCAGCGCCTGGCCTGGGGCGTGCTCCAGGTGTCCGCCGATCCGCTGGTGAGCCCATGAGCCTGACCCGCCTGCCGTTCGCGCGGAATACCTACACGGGGCCAGGCCCGTTTTCGGCGCAGCGCCTATGCAACATGTATGCCGAGACGCTACCGGACGACGCCTCTCAGCCCTTCGTGGTGCGATCCGCCCCTGGGCTGGTCGCCACCTACACGATTGGCCCAGGCCCGATCCGGGCGATGAATGCCGACCTGCCGGGCCGCGTGTACATCGTGTCCGGCAACGAGCTTTGGCGCATGCCGCCGGACCAGGACGAGGCGCCGAGCTTCATGGGTTTCGTCGGCGCCACCGGCATGGCCACGATCGCGGTGGGGCCGGTGAACGGCTGCGTCTGCACCGGCCCGGACGCCTATGCGTTCAACCACGCCGGCACGGAGTTTCGGCAGATCTCGGGTGACGACTGGCAGGGCGCCAGCTCCGTGACCTATCTGGACGGGTACTTCGTCTTCACCAGCATCGAGGCGACCTCGCAGTTCTTCGTGTCCGCGCTGTTCGATGCCGAGGCCGTCGATCCGCTGGATTTCGCCTACTCGGACGGCGTGCCCAACGTGGTCCGGCGCGGGATCACGCACAACCGGCAACTCTGGCTGGCCGGCGAGGGCGCCCTGGAAGTCTGGTACAACTCCGGCGACAGCGATTTCCCGTTCCGCCCGGTCAGCGGCGGCGTCCTGACGCCTGGAACCGTGTCGCCGCGCTCGGTCGCGACGATCGACAACAGCGTCTGGTGGCTGGGCAAGGACGGGGTGGTGTACCGCTCGCAGGGCTATCAGGCCGTGCGGGTCAGCACCTTCGCCATCGAGCGGATCATCAAGCCGTACCAGCTCAGCAACGACAACATCACCGTCGCCTTCAAGCACGAGGGGCATACCTTCGTCGCCATCACCCTGGACATCGCGACCCTGACCCCGCGAACGATCGTCTACGACTGCGCCACGCAGCTCTGGCATGAGCGGGCCTCGTCCTCCGATGGGACGAACCGGTGGCGTGTCAGCGCGGCTGGCGAGCGGGACCGCTTCCTCCTGGGTGACAGCGAGACGGCGCACCTGCATGTGCTGGACAGCGAGGCGCCGAGCGACAACGGCATTCCGTTGTACCGGGAGGCGACCCTGCCCACTCTGACGGCCCATGGCCCGCGTTGCTTCATGCCGCGGCTGGAGGTCGAGGCGGAACTGGCGACGCTGCATACGCCGGGTAGCCTGCTGATGGATTACAGCGACGATGGCGGCCAGACCTTCGGCCCTCTGCGGACGGCCACGACCAGCCAGAAGCGGGCGACGTTCAACCGGCTGGGCTCCTACCGCCAGCGCGTCATCCGCCTCCGGGCTACCGGGCTTCTGACGCTGTACGGCGCCACGGCCGAGATCGAGACGGGGGATAGCTGATGGCCAATGTGCGGGCGCAGCCCGGCCTGCCGGCGCCTGAGCCGGTCACGCGGCCGGACGGGAACGGCGACCAGATCATGACGCCGGCCTGGCTACAGTTCCTCCAGCAGTTGAAGCGCGACCTGGACGATGCCCGGAAGCGGATCGCCACGCTGGAGGCTGGGTCGTGAAGTACTTCGACCGTGTGTTCGAGGGGCTGGACGTGGCGCCGATCCTCGCCGAGCTGGATGCCCAGCCGGACCTGTGGGATGCGCACCGCGCCCGGACGTTGGTGGCTGATGGCCCGATGGCCGGTACGTCCGATGTCTGGTTGCGGTATTTTCCGCAGGAGGTGCTGCGCCAGCCGGAGGACTTCCTGGCCGAAGGGCCGCGCATGGTGTTCTATCCGGCCTGGGACCGGCTGCCGGCGTTGCACGAGGTCGCCCATACGCTGATGCACTTCTGCCGCGGCGTGGAACTGGGCGGATGCCTGATCAGCCGCATTCCGCCGGGCGGCGAGGTCGGGACGCACACCGATGGCGCGGCGTGGAGCGCCCGCTACTACACGCGGAAATTCTACGTCCCGCTCCGGGCGAACGACCAATGCCTGAACGTCACGCTGGACGAGACGGTGGTCATGCAGCCCGGCGAGATCTGGCAGTTCGACAACCTGGTGCCGCACTCCGTCCACAACGGCGGGGAGACCGAGCGGCTGAACCTGATCATCTCCATCCGGAGTGCCGACGCATGACCTGTTCCGGCAACTGCGGCGCCTGCACGCCGCCCCTGGTTCGCGCGGTGAACCAGCCTGAGGAAGGCGAGGCGACCCTGTATGGCGACGTGTGGGTGAAGCCCTGGCGCATGCCGGATGCCGGCATGCTGGTGCCGCAGCATGCCCACACGTACCCCCACCAGTCGTTCGTCGCGCGTGGCGCGGTCCGCGTCTGGCAGGACGGTCAGGACATGGGCGTCATCCGTGCCCCGGCTGCCGTGCGTGTCCCCGCCCGGGTGAAGCACGCTTTCGAGGTGCTGGAGGCGGACACGCTGATCCTGTGCATCCACAACGCCGCCCATGGCGAGGCGGCCGATATCCATGAGGAACACCACCTCATGCTGGAGGGCTGAGCCATGCCATTCGCAGCCGCTGCGGCCGTGGTCGGGGCTGGTGCCACGATGTACGCCGCGAACAAGTCCTCGAAGTCCGTCAGTCAGGCGAACCAGCAGGCTCAGGCGCAGTACGAGCAGAGCCGGCAGGATCTGCTGCCGTACATGACGGCCGGGCAGAACGCCCTGTCACCTACGCAGGATCTGCTCGGGCTGAACGGGCAGGAGGCGGCCGATGCCGCCATGGCGAATTTCCAGCAGTCCCCGAGCTACCAGTACCAGTTGGACCAGGGGCTTCGTGCGGTCGATGCCGGCGCCGCGGCGAAGGGTATGCTGCGCTCCGGGGCGACGCTCAAGGCCGAGCAGACGCTGGGCAACAACCTCGCCGCCCAGGATTTCAGCACCTACTACAACCGGCTGAACAGCCTGGCGAACATGGGCCTGTCGGCCGGCAGCGCCGCGGCGGGCGTGAGCAACAACGCTGCCCAGACGGCCACCAGCGCGGCGACGGCTGACGCGAACATCGCCAGCAACACCGCGTCCGGCATCAGCAGCAGCGTGAACAATGCCCTGAACAACTACGCCTACATGCAGCGCACGAGCGCGTATCAGCCCACGTCACCGGCAGTGCAGCAGTCCAACAGGCTGACCGGGCAGGGCATCTACTAGCGCGTTGTCGTGCAGGATACTCCGCCTCCGAAGGTCGGATTGCAGTTGGTGATGGTTGGCGTTGGGATCGGGCGATAGGTTGGGGCTTGCATCATCGGCGGCGGTTCCATGGCCAGCGCCGAGAGCGCGGCATTCCTCCGGGCCTGCTGCCGGTCGATGATCTCGGTTCTCACCTGAGCAATCTGTAGATCGCCTTCCTCGGGTGATATGGCGCCTCTGTCTATCGAACCGGCGATGCTGGCTCGCTTCGCGATGAACAGGCTGGCCAGATCAGCCGGGAAGCCATTCGCCGTCATAGCCGCCATCTGCGCGTCAGCTTCACATCTGGCCTTCGACAGGTAGTTGCCGAGCTTCTGAGGAAATCGTTCGGCACAGCCAGCCCGCACAGTATCGAAGGTCGCCGCTGTGTCCTGGGCGCGCTGCTGAGCCGGGTTGGCACATCCCGCCGCCGCCAAACAGACCACCAACGCTAGTCTCCGCATGGATGTTCCTCAACCTCAGGGTGTGGGGACCATATCGCACAAGGACCGTTCATGGCTACCTTCGGAACGATCGCCAGCCCGGCGCCGAACGTGCTGTTCGACCTCTCGAAGATCGACGCCGCAGCCTCGGCGGAGCGCCGGAACCAGCTCCTGATCCAGAAGTCCCAGCAGGATCAGGCGGACCATGAGGCGATCCGCGCCCTCGGCCCCGCGCTGGCGCAGCAGGACAAGACGGCCCTGGGGCAGCTTGCGGCGATCAACCCGCTGGCGGCGGCCTCTCTGGGCAACGCGTGGTCCCTCCAGGCGCAGCGCGAGCAGGAGGCCCGGAAGCTCCGGATGCAGCAGGAAATCCTGTCGCAGCCGCTGCCTGGGATGCCGGGCTCGGCGCCTGCCGCCAGTTCCGCTGTGCCGGCGACGGGCGGGAAGCCCTTCGTGGCGGCGAACCTGCCGGAAGGGGTGGATGCCGGCACCGACCAGATCGTGCGGACGGTGTGGGGCGAGGCGCGCGGCGAGGACCCGGCCGGACAGCAGGCGGTGGCGGCGGTGATCCGGAACCGGGCCGGCGGTGGCGACCCGGCCGGTGTGATCTTCGCGCCGAACCAGTTCGAGCCCTGGAACAACCCGCAGACGCGTGCCAAGCTTGAGGCTCTGGACCCGCGCTCCCCGGAGTACCAGGCGATCCTGGCGAACGTCCGGCCGGTGCTGAACGGCCAGGCGCCCGACCCGACCAACGGCGCGACCCACTTCTACAGTCCGTCCGCGCAGGCGGCCCTGGGCCGTCCGGCGCCATCCTGGGCGCAGGGGGAGGGACAGGATATCGGGCGCCACCGCTTCTACCGGCTGCCGGCACCCGCTCCCGGTGCGGTTGCCGGTGCGGCGCAGCAGGGCGGCATGGCTACCCCGGTCTCGGGCCGGGATATGGACACGCCCATCGGCACGACGGCACCCGCCGGCAACGACGCGGCGCCGGTTGCGCGCCCCACGGCGCCCGACCCGAACGCGCTTCGTGCCCGGGCGGGACAGCTCCGCGCGGCCGGCGCCGATGGCGCGGCCGGCTCCCTTGAGCGCCAGGCCGAGGCGATCGATCGGGCGCGGGAGCGGCAGGAGGCAGCAGACAACCAGCGCCAGTGGCAGGCGCAGCAAACGGCAGATCGCCGGGCGTGGCAGGCGCAGCAGACGCAGGCGGCCCGCGATGCCCGGGTGCCCCCAGGGTATCGCTGGGGCCAGGACGGCGCGTCGCTGGAGGTGATCCCCGGTGGTCCGGCTGATCCGGCCGTGCAGCAGCGGGGGGCGGAGGCGCGGGGGGCCGCAAAGCCCGCGCGCCCGCTGGCGGACGGAACTCGCAACACCCTGGTTGGTGACAGCGGCCGGCTGAGTGAACTGGAGAGGCTGGGCAGTTCCTTCCAGAACGACTTCGGCGGCTACCGGATGGGCGCCCTGGGCGACATGGCGAACGCCATCGCTCGGAACACGCCGGGCGAAAGCCCCCGCGCAGACTGGTGGTCCGGCTACCAGAGCCTCAAGAACCAGGTCCGGAACCAGTTGTTCGGTGCGGCGCTGACCGCGACCGAGGCGGCCGAGTTCGAGAAGGCGGACATCAATCCTGGCATGAGCCCGGAGGCGATCCGCAAGAACCTCCAACGTCAGGGTGAAATCGTGCGTGGTGCCCTGGGCCGCCGGGCGCGCAGCCTTGTGGCGGACGGCTACGGCAAGGAGGCCATCGAGCAGGCCACCGGGTTCAGCCTCGGCGACCTGCACGGCCCGAACGACGCCGCGCCGGCAAATGCCGGGAAACCCGGCAATAACGGCAAGGTCGATACGGTCCCCAATCCGCTGGGTGGCGGCTCGGCGCCCTCCGGGGTGCCGCCGCTGCCGCCTGGCTTCAAGGTGGTGCAGTAAATGCCGATCGCGAGCGACGGTAAGGGCAACTGGCTCAGCCTGAATGACGGCGGCGAGTGGGTGGCGGCGACGCGCGCCCGCAATCCGGAGACCGGGGCGGAACTGATCCTGGATGGCCAGGACTGGAAGCCGCTCCCGGCCCCGACGCAGGCGCAACCCAGCGTCGGACAGCAGGCGGCGCGCGGGCTCGGCCTGGGCGTGCGCGACGTGATCGAGGGCGCGGCTGCCATCCCCGGAATGATCGTGGATGCGGCCGGCTATCCGGTGCGCGCAGGGCTGCGTGCCCTGGGCTACAGTACGGAGACCCCGACCGAGGCGCTGAGCCGCGGCTTGACCGCTGTCGGGCTGCCGGAGCCGTCCAACTCCACGGAACAGGCGATCTCCGGTCTGAACCGAGGCGCGGTGGCGGCGCTGCCGACGATGGGCGCCGGCATGGCGCTCCAGGCCGCCGGACGGGCGCCCATCGTGGCGAACGCCCTGGCGGACGGCTTCATGGCGCAGGGTGTCGGTGGCGCGGCCGGCGGACTGGCGCAGGACGTGGCGCGGCAGAACGATCTCGGCCCCGCTGCGGAGATGGGGGCGGCCCTGGTCGGCGGCGCAGCCGGTGCCGGCGCGGTAGGGGCAGCCCAGATGGCGGGGCGCGGTGCGGTGGCGCTGGCGCAGCCGTTCACGCGCGGCGGTCGCGAGGCCATCGTCAACGACCTGATGCTGCGTTCCAGCGCCAGGCCGGAAACCCTGCCGTCGCGGGTGGCGGCAGGCGCTGACCCCATCGTGCCGGGCAGTGTCCCGACCACCGCCGAGGCGGCGCGGGATAGCGGCTTGTCGGCGCTCCAGCGCGGGGTGCAGGGCATGGACCCCGCCACCTCGGACGCCTTCGCACTGCGGGATGCCAGCCGGGATGCCGCCCGCCGCGCCGAGTTGGCGGCGGTCGAGCCGGATGCCGGCGGCGCTGCCGCCGCGGCGCAGGCTGTCAGGACCGGCGTGGCGCAGGAGGAAGCGCGGTTCGAGCGGACGGCCGGCGCCGCGGATGCCCGGCTGCGGGATCGCCTGGGCCAGCTTCCCGACCGCACCCGCCCGGAAGAGGCCGGGCAGGCGATCCGGGAAACGCTGTCGCAGGGGCGGGACGAAGCCCGCGCCGTCACCTCGCGGACCTTCGAGGCGATCGATCCCGAGGGCGTCGCGCAGATGCCGTTCGGGCCGATCCAGCAAGCGGCGCGGGAAGCCGAGGCGCAGTATTTCGGGCCGCTCTCCGGCCCCGCGCCCGCCGCCCTGCGTGGCGCCCTGGATGACGTGCAGGACATCGCCAACGACACGATGTCCTGGCGGGCGATGCAGAACCTGCGCTCCCGGCTGGGCACGCTGGCCGGCGATCCCGACCCCCGCGTTAAGGCGGTGGCCGGCCAGATCCGCGCCGCGATCGATGACGTGTCGGAGCGGGCGGCTCAGCCGTTCGACCGGCCGTCCCGCCCGCGTGGTCTGGCGGATATCGAGGCGGAGGCGGCCCGCGAGGGTGCTGCCCAGCATCCGGACGTGGCGGCGCAGCTCAACGCAGGCGGGCTCTACGACCCGACGCAGGCGGCGCCGGTCGGTCGCAGTCTCGTGCAGTGGCTTCGGGCCAACGGTGGTCTTCGGGATGACCTGGGCGACCTCGGCGCGGTCATGGGCGGTACCAGCCGCACCATGCCGGGGCTGTGGAGCCACCGGGGTATGTCCTTGGACGAAGCGGCGCAGCGGGCGTTCCGCGAGGGGTATCTGGAGGGCAACCCGGCGCACATGTCGGGACCCACCGGCACCTCCGGCGCCGCCCTGATCGATGCCATCGAGGCGGAGCTTCGGGGAGCCGAGTTTCGCTATCCGGGCGGCGACGTGCGCGCGTCGCGCGGCGCTGGCGCGACGGCGGCTGACGACTTGGCGCGGGAGGTGGAGGCGCGGGGCGGGCAGTTCGTCCGCAACGACCCCGACGCCACCTTGCGCAGCCTCCACGCGACGCCGGAGAACGGCCCGGCTGCCGGCGCCGAGGTGCCGGAGCGGTTCGCGCCGATCGAGAACGCGTTCACCCCGGAGCAAGCCGAGGCCTGGCGGGCCGCGCAGCAGGCCCGTGCCGAGCAGGGGCGGCTGTATGACCGGGGCGCCACGCGGCGGGTGCTGGACACCCGCATGGGGCAGCCGGTCACGCCGGCCAGTCAGGTGCCGGGCGTGTTCTTCGGGCCGAATTCCACCCCGGAGAACATCCGGCAGGTGTTGGAGGCCGCCGGGGACCGGTCGGTGGCGTCCCGGGCGCTGGAGGGTTATGCGGCCACCTCGCTGCGGGACTATGCGGCCCGTCCGGACGGCACGCTCGACCCCACCCGTTGGCGCGCGTGGATGCAGCGGCACGAGGCGGTGCTGGCCGAACTGCCGGAACTGCGTCGCAGCATGGCGTCGGTGGGCGAGGCCGCGGCGACGGTCGATCGGGTGGCGGGCCTGCGCAAGGCCTCGATGAAGGAGATCGAGACGGGGGCGGCGCGGTACTTCCTGGGCCGTGAGCCTGACCGGGCTATGCGCGGTGTGCTCGCGTCCGGCGACCCCGTGTCCGGTATCCGGGAACTCCGGCGGCTGGTCGGGAACGATCCGCAGGCCGTGGCGGGGCTGCGGCGCGCGTACCTGGACGAATGGCTCCGCAAGGCCACCACCACGACCCTGGACGCCCAGGGCGAGTTCCGGCTGTCGCCCGCGATGGCACAGCGGTTCTTCCGGGACAACGGCGGAGCGGCCCGGGAGCTGTTCGGCGAGGCTGATCTGGCGCGGATGCGGGCGGTGGCGGACGACATGGCGAGTTCCGCCTTCCCCGCCTCAGCCGGCAAGGCGGCTGGCTCGAACACCTACCAGAACCTCAGCACGGGCAACTTCATCGCCCGGATGAGCAATGGGACCATCGACCCGAACAACGCGATCGCGCAGGCCCTGGGCTCAGGCTTCGGCGTCCTCCAGAAGCTGGTCTATGCCCAGCCGGAGATGCTGATGCGCGACCTGCTGCGCGAGGCGATGCTGGACCCGAAGCTGGCGGCGGACATGCTCAGCCGTGCCAGCCCGGCCAGCATCCGCAGGGCCATGGGCTACGTGGATAAGGACATGGCCGAGCGCGCCGGAGATGCCGTCCGGGCGGCGGTGATCCGGGGCGGCGCCCGTCAGGTCTCGGCCCAGGGGAATTCGCGGAGCGGGCGGGAGAACCCGTTGCTCGGCGGCCGTCCCCAGGCCGCGCCTCGTAACTCCCTGCTGCGGTAGCGGCACCACTCAACCCCGACAATTCGAGGACCAGGAAACCATGGCTTACCCACGGGGCCGCGGTGCCCAGGTGCGTCTGCACGCCGACGAACAGAACGTCGCGCGTGGCGGCACGGGCAATCTGCTGATGGACAACATCCTCGCCAAGCGGGTGATGGAGGATACCGGACAGGCGGCCGATGGCGAAGGGCCGGACGGCAGCTTCGGCGGTCGCCTGGCGCTGGATGAGGTGCTGCTGCCGGGTGGCATCCTCGACTGGGTTGACCCAGGTCAGTTCGGCGCGGTGGGCGATGGCGTGGCCAACGACCGCGCGGCGCTCCAGGCGGCGATCGACGCCGTGTACGTCCGCGGCGGCGGCGAGATCCTGCTGACGAAGCGGTATCTGGTCGAGGGCGGGGACCTCGTGGTCCGGGACGGCGTGGCGCTGCTCGGCCCCTGGCGCGGCGGCGGGCAGATGCAGGGCGCGGACTATTCCGACATCGCGCCGGCCATCATCCTGAACCCGGCCAACCCCATCCGGCTGATGCGGCACGCCGTGGTGACTGGCTTCGCTGTGCTGCGGAAGGGTCTTTTCAAGCCGACGACCCTGCGCGACTGCTTCCGCATCCAGGATGAGATGACGGGCACGGCGATCGTGTTGGGCGACGCCGTGAACTACGGGTCGAACGCCTATGGCTCCGGCTTCCTGACGGGGACCAATGCGAATATCGCGGCCGACGCCAAGGTGCTGAACATGTTCATCCTGGGCTTCGACCTGGGCATCTACAGCGACTTCAACAACCGGATCACGATCCGGGATGTCTATGGCGACTGCCGGAACGGCACCCTCATCCGGCGCTGCTACGACGTGCCGCGCTTCGAGAACATCCACTTCTGGCCCTACCTGACCGGCAACACGGTGGCGGCCATGGGGCGCTTCGACGTGACCGCCTGCGCCGCCGGCACGGGCAATGTGATCCGCCTGACCACGGCCCAGGCGCACGGGCTCCAGCCTGGGGACCGGGTGAACATCCGGGACATCTCCGGTGTCCCCGGCGCTGCGGGCCGGAAGACCATCTCGGCCGTCTCCACCTACTGGATCGAGTTGGCCGGCACGGCCTTCTCCGGTGCCCCGGTGTTCGGCGCCACGCCCCAGGTGATCGTCTGGGGGAACCGGCGGAGCGGCACGTGCTTCGCCTTCGAGAGCATCGACTGGGGCACCCTGATCGGCAGCTTCGGCTATGCCTTCGACCGCGGTTTCTACGCCCATGACGCGGTGGTGGGGATGGCGCTGCTAGGGGTGGCGTTCGATGACCACCTGGACGTGCAGGACACGGAAGGGGTGGGCTTCGACTGGAACGGCGGGGTCTACTGGTGCTCGGTGCGCGGCATCTCCACCAGCTCCTACCACACCGCCATCAAGCACCGCCCGACGAACGGCGGGCGCGTCGTGGCGAGCGGCGGGCTCCTCGGCGGGACGCAGGTCGCGAATGCCCAGAACATCCAGATCCTGGGCGGCAGCCTGGAGCTGGAGGGCGTCGAGGCGGCGGGGTGCAACGCCTATATCGCCGACGCGGCCACGGCTTTCCGGCTGGCGGGCGGTTCCTTCGGGGGCGTCACCGCGCAGTCGGCGGCGAGCTATGCGAAGCTGTTCCGGCAGGGGCAGGCTTCCAGCGCGGGCAACAGCCGCTACACGGCGGCGTCCACTGTCTTCGATGAGGTCGGGACGGGCGGCACGCGCCGCCGGATGGAACTCAACCCAGACGGCCGGACGATCCTGGGCGCACGGGGGTTCGGCTCGGGCAATGGCTCGCGCCTGGACCTGACCCGCGCCACGGATGGCGCGACCGTCGCGGTCCTGTCGGTCGGCGGGGGCAACACCCCGTCCATGACGTTGGCCGGGGACGGCACCAACAACCCCGGTGCCGCTTTGCAGGTGGGTGGCGTGGGCGCTAGCGCAGTGGCCCAGGCGATCTATCCGGTGCGCCAGGACCCGAGCATCGCCGCGGCGTCGGCGGTGGGCATCCTGGGCTTCCAGGCGTCGAACCAGGGCGGCGCGGCGACGGTCCAGTATGCCGGCATCACGGCGGTCGCGGACGGCATCACGGCTGGGGCCGAGAAGGGCCGCCTGGACGTGGGCGTGCTGGCCAGCGGCACCTATCGGGTTGCGCTGCGCCTGAGCGAGAGCAGGGCGCAGGTCTTCCAGCCCCTCCAGGTGGCGGGCTACGCCGTGGCCGATCTGCCTCCGGCGACCGACTACGCCACGCCGGCCATCGTCTACTGCTCCAACGGCGACGGCGGGAACCCCTGCCTGGCGGCGGCCATCGCGGGCGTCTGGCGCCGCATCACCTGGGGCAACGTCGTCAGCGCGAGCTGATCCCAGCCCTCCAACCCTTCGACAATCTGAGCGCACCCCAGCGACGGCCACAGGTCCGGCGCCGCTGGGCGTTGCGCGCTTCCCAGAGGACCACGCAATGGCCCGAGTTGATGCGTTCCGCAAATATCGTGCTGACATGCACCGTCGTGCGCGAGGGCAGGGGTTAGATGCCGTCGGCGCGGGGCTGGTGGGGGGTGGCCTCCTGCCACTCCCGCTGAACGCTCGCATCGGTTACGTGGGCGACAGCTACACCGACTTCGGGCACTACCAGACGACCGCCACGAGCCGAACGATTTCCCAGGCTTATACGCAGGGCATCACCGATCTGCTGATGGGCCGGATCAGGAACGATCCGGCGACCGAGAATTGGGGCATCGCCGGGCAGAACATTGCGCAGGTACTGGCCCGGATGCCGACGATCATCTCCGAGGCGCAGGCGCGCGGCGTGAAGCTGCTGGTGATCCCGGTGGGCAAGAATGACGAGGGGATGGCTGGCAATCCGACGCCGTTCGCGGATCAGATCTCCGGTCTACAGCAGATCTGGGATTTGGCCGCGGCGGCGGGGCTCGGCGTCCTCGACATGATCCAGCCCTGGCGCATCACGGCGCAGGGCGGATGGAGTGGCAGCTTTACCGCCGCCGACATCACGGCGCGCAAGAACCTGATCGATCAGGTCGCCGCGTGGCGCCTCGCACAGAATGGCCGGCGGCCAAACTTCCGCTCCATCGATACCCGTCCCCTCCTGGCCGATCCCGGCATGGATCGGGAGAGCTACTCCTGGTCGATGGCGGACGGCGTGCATCCGGTGTGGTGCGGCACCTACTTCATGTCGAAGGCAGGTGCCGCCGAGGTCTATCCGCTGCTCAGCACGCCTAGCCCGATCGTTGCCGACGATACGGGAAACCTGATCACCAACGGCGTGCTGGCCGGCACGGCTGGCGGCAAGGGTGCCAATGTCAGCGGCTCCATCGCGGACGGCTGGCAGGCGCAGTTGGTGGCGGGCTCCGGGGCGACCTATGCCTCAGGCTCCGTCGTTGCCTCGAAGGCGAGCTACACCAGCAAGACGGGGCAGGTGCTGCCGAGCCAGCGGTTCGATTTCAGCAATCTGCTCTACACGGGAGGCGCTGGCTCGAACATCTGGCTGAACCGGACCATGACGCTCGACAATGCGCTTCCGGCCGGGAATTACCGGCTGCTAGTGCCCTACCGGATCGTGAGCCCCGGGAACATGCGGGGGCCGTTCGTCCGGATCACCGAGAACGATGGCGCCAGCGCCTTCCAGTACAACCAGTCGGCTCCCAACAGTGGTGCCGGGACGCTGCGCGAGGGCTACGAGGGATGCATCTGCGGGGAGAATATCGCGGTGCGCGCTTATAGCGGCTCCGGGACGCGCAGCCTCCAGGTGATCATCAGCACCACCATGGATCAGGCGGCCGTGCCGTTGACTGGGTCCATCGAGTTCGGCCCCGTGTCCCTGCGGGCAGCCTGATGACCGCCGCCTCCGAGAGCCAGGGGAGGGGGTGATGAGCACACCGCGCGTGGTGCGCAACATCGCGGCCTTCCTGGCCGGCATCCTGAGCCGGGACCGCTACCTGATGGAGCTGCTGGCCGCCTGCGTCACCTTCGGCGTGGGCGTGCTGGCGTCGGTGTCCCAGGCCGCGCTGGAAGGGCGCCCGTCGATGAGCGGCTTCCGGGACATGCCGTGCCCCGAGGGCTGGGTGATCGCGTTCGCGGTACCCGGCATCTGGGCATCGCTCCGGCTCTGGTGGGAGGGCGAGCGGCACGAGGGGCGGGTGTCCCTGGGCGTCATGGGCTCCTTCGTCGCGCTGGGCATCGTCAGCATGGCGCTCGACCTCGACAACTGGGGGTTCTGGGCCCTGTTCGCGCTGCTGCTGGGCGTCATGAAGACCTACGCGCTGATCCGCGAGTGGGGCTACCTGCGCTGGGGCGTGGCCGTCATGGGCGCCTTCTTCTGGATCAGCCTGACGCTCAGCATCGCCCAGAACTCGGGCGAGGCGTTGCCTCTGGCCATCGCGCCGTACAGCGGCTTCGCGGCGGCCAACCTTCTGTCGGTCTGGCGTGCGAGGGGAAAGCGTGGAGCATGAACGAATGGTTTGGCCCCGACGCGTGGCGCTGGATCTGGATACCCGCTCTGTCGGCCGGCCTGATCTGGCTGGCCACGACGTGGAAGACGACGGCTGACAGCCGCACCGCCCGCGACGCCCGGCTGGACAGCCGCCAGGACCGGGAACTCGTCCGCATGGACGGGGAACTGGAAGAGGAGCGCGAGCGCGGCAACCGCGGCTGGGGGCTGGCCCATGCCTGGTTCGGCATCTGTCATGACCTGCGGATCACGGCCAACGGCCGGATCGTAGCGCTCGGCGGCACCAAAGACGACCTCCTGCCGCCGCTGCCCGCCCTGGAAGAGCCGCTCTCTCGGCAGCCAGGGGAGTAACCCGCCGCCGGTCGGAAACCGGCATCCCAAGGAGACACCCTATGGACTGGACTGCCATCGGCGATGCCGTGGTGGCGCAGATCGTCATGCCCGTCCTGCTGGCGGTCATCGGCGTGATTGGCGCCTGGCTGGTGACCAAGGTGCCCGGCCCGCTGCGAGACTTCCTCCAGAGCGGGACGCACCAGCGCGACATGGAGCTCCTGCTGGGCGTGATCGCCCGCGGGGCCAAGGCCGCGCTCCTGGCCGGCATGACGGACCGGTCGGCCGTAACGGCTGCGGTCGGCTACGCGGCCAAGAGCATCCCGGAAACCCTGGAGAAGCTCGGCCCCAGCACCCAGACGCTGGAGACCATGGCGGCGGCTGCGGTGACGGACGCGCTGGCCAAGGCGAAGGCGGCTGTGCCGGTGGCGGGCCAATGACGCCACCGCGCATCCGCCCCGTCCAGCGGGGTTGGCCGTCGGAGGGCTGAGGTAGGTCCGATCGGACGACGGAATTGACGCCGCCCTACAGGCTGTAGGGCTCATCAAACACTCATCAGACCCCAGGGCGCCATCCGGTCGGAGATGGCGCCCTTTCCTTTGCCTGGAGCCCCCATGAGCGAGACCCTGAGTGTCCCGGCCTCCGCCGTGGAGCTGCTGCACCACTATGAGAGTTGCGCTCGGAAACTGGCGGATGGCCGGATCGCGCCCTACCGCGACGCAGTGGGGATCGTGACCATCGGCTGGGGCAACACCCGGTTCGAGAACGGCGCCGCCGTGAAGATGACGGACGGCCCGATCTCCCAGAAGCGGGCCGACGCGCTCTTTGCCTACTGGCTGGCGGACTTCGACCGAAAAGTGCGGGCGTTCCTGCCGGTGGGATGTGGGGAAGGGCCGCACGCCGCCTTCCTGAGCTTCGCCTACAATGCGGGCGTGACAGCAGCCGAGAACAGCACGGCGGCGACGCGCCTGCGGAACGGCGACCTCAAGGGTGCCGGCGAGGCCCTGACATGGTGGAACAAGGCGGGCGGAAAGGTGTTGAAAGGGCTCCAGCGCCGCCGTGAGGCTGAGCGTCTGGTGCTGCTGGGCGCCACGGCTGAGAGCGCGATCGCGGCTGCTGAGAAGGCGTTTCCGTAG